TTCTATCTCAACAAGAGATATATGAGTCGTCCACATATCCTGATGAGTGTAGTTCGTCATGAAGGATGGCACGCTGCACAAGATTGTATGGCAGGCACTATTAAGAACAACATGATTGCCATCATTAAGAATGAGGAAGATGTTCCTGGCATTTGGAAGGAGATGGTAAAGCGCACCTATCCTGCACACGCACAACCTTGGGAAGCAGAAGCTACCTGGGCAGGCAAGACTGAAGGTATGACTCAGAAGGCACTTGAATCTTGTGCTCGTGGTACTATGTGGACTGATTATGATCCTACACCTATGACTGAAGAATGGCTAAGAGAAAACAACTACATCAAGTAAAGACTCAATGGTATTATTGGTTCTGGGGCGCTGCTACAGTTGCAGTTGTCTCAGGACAGATATATGTTGGTCTTGGTTATAGAGACATGGCAGACTCATTTAAGTCATATGTCATAAATACTAAAAAAGTCTCGGAATAGATGTCAATCGTCGATGGTATCCTAAATGAACCTGATACCAATTTTATTGGTAAAGACGGATTTTTCTGGTGGGTTGGAGAAGTAGAAGATAACGAAGATCCCATGGAATTGGGTCGTGTAAAAGTTCGTTGTCTTGGATACTATACCAACTTCGGCGGAGGAACTCTTGCTGACTTACCAACTAACAGTTTGCCCTGGGCAACAGTATTGCAGCACACCTCTCAACCTGGCAACGATGGTCAGGGTGAAAGTTCTGGTCAACTGCAACCTGGTGCGATTGTCTTGGGTTTCTTTATGGACGGTGACATGGCACAAATGCCAGTCGTCTTGGGTGTTATGCGTGTAAACAAAGCAGAATCTACAAGAACGACAGGTAAGATGGCATTTACCAACGTTGTTCCTGACGCTGGTGTTGTAATTAATAATTCAACTCTTCATCCCGCTGAAAAAAATACTGTAAAACCGTCAAGAATCAATCGCCAGTCTAATAGTAATGCTGTAGCATATCCTGGACAGGCGAAGACTATCACGGGTGGTATGGGATCCCCTAAGAATATTGGTATTGACATGCCTGGGGGCACAACGAATCCTGTCAAACCATTAGATCCTGAGAAACCAATTCCTGCTGCCAATGGTATTGGTGGACCATGGAAGACACTGGAGTACAAGTTATCATATCTATTGGAAGATCTTTGTAATAGTTGTTCTAGTATTGTAAAAGCAGAAGGCGGTGAATACTTAGATCTTACAACTGGTCGTTTGATTACAAAAAAAGAACTGACTCGTGTTATTAGAGATTATATTACTACAATCTATGCTCAAGTAATATCATCAATTCGTCAGGGAATGATCTCTCTGACTGAAGATTTGAAGTTGACACAGTTAATGTTGTCAACAACAGGAACGCCGTTCAATTTGTATAGGGTAGTAACTGCTGCTATTACACAAATATTATCTAAGGCATGTGCGGTTGATAATATGCTCAACCTTTATGTAAATGATATGATGAAAGTTGTTGATGAATCTGTTGATAAGTATTTGACTGGTGCTCAAGATAAACCTACTATGGTTACTCGCACAGTGCTATCCATCAATGAAAAGATTATTAGTGATACAGCAGATCTTATCAAAGAGATTGGTGATCTTACAAAGAAAATTAAAGATCAAGTCAATGATCTGAATACTAATGATGATTTGTTATTAGACACTTGGGAAAGAGGATTTACTATATTTGAAAACCTGACAACACTATTCAACAACGGACAATATGGTTTTATTAGTCTGACTCCTGTGTTCAAACTGTTGGGTCAGTTTGGCGCTGGATGCCAGAGAACTCCTGAAGGTGCTGCAAAGACTGCTGGGTGGTATCCTTTGTTTGGTATCACTAGATGTGATATGCAGGAACTGGAGATGTTTAATAAGATGAGAGGATCTGTTTCTGATGGGACAGATTTATTCTCCTCAGTCTTCAGAGATGCTGATCCATACTTATCTACAGCAAAGAATCATGTCAACGGTTCATATGATGTATGGTTAGGTACGCCTGGTCGTCAAGCGGACGTTAGCAAAAGATGTAATGGCACAACACATACATCATTGGTATTAAATAACTCCCACTTTGCTGAGAAGATTGCTAGAGATACATTCAAGAAAGAAAACCCAAATGCTACAGCAGCAGAAATTGAAGCAGCGGTAGAAGAGTTTCGTAAGAAACAGACTGGAGGTAAAGGTGACACTGGATCTCTGGTTGCAGATCATATCACTTACGCTGGCACATTGACTCAGGAAGTTCACGGTGATGACTGTAAGTTAGTCAGTGGACACCAGGCAGTGTCTATTGATGGTGATTACTTCCTTAAGATTACAGGTGATTGTCACTTAGAAGTTGGTGGAGGATTCTTCCTTAGTGCTGAAGGTTCACCGAAAGCATCGGGTAAGATTCAGCGCCATGCATTGAAGTTTGGATCTGATGTTGATATGAGTGTCGTTGGTGCTAAGTTCCATTTCCAGAGTAGTGAATTGGATCTATCCGCAACTAAGAGTAGATTCACGGGTAGTTTCTATGAGAACACTAATGATGTTCAGGTTATGAGTGGATTAGATATCTCTTTACACACTCAAAGTAGTATTCAAGTTGTCACTCCACACCTTTTAGAATTGATTGGTGTAGAGAACCCAATATATCCCAAAGCACTTAGAGGTAAGAGAAGTGTTACTGTGGGCGGTAATTACGAACATCACTACCATACTGGACAAGTCGATTTGTACAAAGACTATAGAATTTCTCTTGCTAATCCAAAGGCACTATATAATGAGAAGATGAACGACGGCGAACTTCGTCAGTTCATTGGAGGATCTGCTCTCTCAACCGAATCTACCTCTTGACACCCGCCTGTTTATGCTCTATAATATGGAGGTAAACAAGGCAACCCAATGCAAGACACCAGCGTTGAGCACATCTTCATCAACTTCTCGAAACGCTCTGTGAAGATTGTTGATGACGAAGGTTACGATAAGACTGTAACCTGGAAATGGGATGATGAAGGATCTGAAGGATTTGCTGAAACTGTCAGCAGGATCCAAGATCAAGTAGATCACAACCTTATTACATATTCATTTGCAACCCAATGATTGGACCTATCGGAGTCACTGAGGAACAAGCAGAACAGTATTTAGAATTCATGGTTGATTTGACTGATTCTCAAAGAGTTATCTGGAAAATTACTCGTTCTGATGGTACATCTGTTATGATGGTTCCTGTCAATGAAATCCCTCCTGTATCTGAAGAAATTCAAAATCAGGTAGAAGAATTCCGAAAAGAATTTATTGAACAAAATGAAAGTAATTGACAACTTTCTCACTGATGATGAATTTAGAATGCTTGAGTTAACGGTCATGAACCTTCATGATTGTGACTTTCCTTTCTATATTCAAAAAAGCGTTGCTCATCGTGGAGAGAAAACAGAACCATGGTCATGGATGGGAACACATGTTCTCTATCATCAACGTGAACCTAAGAGTCCATTCTTTAGCATGATTGATCATATGTTTTTAGATAGGATTGAAATGCGTTCTTTACTCAGAATCAAAGCAAACTTTTTTCCTTGGACACCTGAAGTAAGAACACATCCATTACATGTCGATTATTCATTTGAAAACATGGGTGCATTATTTTCTATCAATACATGCGACGGGTACACGTTGTTTGAAGATGGAACCAAAGTAAATAGTGTGGCAAACCGAATGATGTTTTTTGATCCCCAAGTTAAGCATAGTTCTTCTACAACATCTAATGCTCATGGGAGATACAATATCAATTTTAATTTTTTATGAGACCTGAAACACGAAAGTCAATGGAAATGCTTTTTCATGCTAAATGGAACTTGCCAAAAGCAGCGAAAAATGCTAATCTAACTGACAAAGAGATGAAGATCACATTCAATGAGTATTGTGCTTTTCATCCCCCAACCTATGATGGGAGTGTGGCGGAATCGGTAGACGCACCAGACTTAAAATCTGTTGACCGTTAAGGTCGTGGGGGTTCAAGTCCCCCCACTCCTATTGCCTTTGTAGCTCAGTGGTAGAGCAGGGCTTTTGTAAAGCTCAGGTCGCAAGTTCAAATCTTGTCGAAGGCTTTGGGGAATTAGCTCAGTTGGTAGAGCGCCTGCTTTGCAAGCAGGATGTCATCGGTTCGAGTCCGTTATTCTCCACTCAATCCTCTTTAGCTCAGCGGTAGAGCGGTTGACTGTTAATCAATTGGTCCCTGGTTCGATCCCAGGAAGGGGAGTTATGCAAATTGTTGATAATTTTTTAGAACCATATTACTTTGATTATCTCCATGATTGTGTGATCAATCAAGGATTTACTTGGAAATATCAAAGTAATGTCTCTGTGTACAGAGAAGGTGATAGTGACTGGTTACATGGATTTACTCACGGATTATATGATCCTGCATGTGGATTAAATTTTAATAATACTGAGTCTAGTATATGGATTCCTTTTATTCTAAAAATCGAACAAGATTTTGTGAAGAAAAAAGGATCGCTAATACGATCGAGATTGGATATGACAGTAAAGTCTCCTCCTAATACATTACATACACCACATCAAGATCTAAAAGATCCTCATTGGACTACAATTTTTTATCTTACTGATAGTGATGGTGAAACCGTAATATATAATGAAACTGAACGATCAGATTCCTATACTATTATGGAAAAGATTACACCAAAGAAAAATCGTATCGTATTTTTTGATGGTGCTCATTTTCACACGGGGCATTCTCCATGTAAAACTAATAGAAGGATACTGATGAATTCCAATTTCATCAAATGAAAAAAGACTATGATGGTCCCTTATATGCACCCTGGTATAAAGTTGTTGAAGGTAAAAAACACAACAAAGAATGGTTAGAACGACATGGCATTTCTAGTACATCCACTCCCACCGAATCCAGTATGGGTGAAGAAGGAATATCTTTACGACCACCAGAAGGGACACGGTGAACTCACACCTGGTATCTGGATCTCTGTAAAGAGTGTTCAGACCAAGGCACTATACTTCGAGACACTTCTTACCGAATATGGTGCCTTATTTGATAAGTTACCATTGAGCGCATTCGTATGGAAAAAGGATTTCGATCCTGAAGATCAATTACCATTAGATGTACTTGAACTTTGGGACTGTTTCGACTATAATATCACAGTAGTTCGGAAACCTATTCTAGGACGTTGCGAGTTCTTTGGAAAGGACAAAAAAATGCACGCAGGAGAGTATGAATTTACGATTGACTCTGCTCATCCAGATCAGTCTATTATTGACACTAATTTTTCTGAGTTGGATCCCGAACATAAATCGTTCAACGTCATCGCCCTCGATAATGGACAGTTCGCTGCCCAACCAAACAATCGAGTAATCTGGCGAGATAATTCTCTTATCCCAGGGAAACTTGAACAACCCGATTTCAAAGTTTGCACACAAAACTATGCCGTTGAAACAGAACCAAAGTGGTGGACAGTTGGACACACAGACGAGTGGCAGTACAAAACCGAAGACGGTGCTTGAAACCTCCTTTGGTGGAACTGTAGAAAAAACTATTCCTGAGAATGCTGAGTGGATCGATGATGCTTTTTATATCAAAAAGACTCGGTTTGGTCTCTTTACATCTATTCTGAAAGAACCTCTTGGTCAGCATTTTATTACTGGTGCAACATACGAAGGAGTTCTAACTATGTCTAGGTGGCATCTCAAGTGCTTGCAAGAAGGCACTCTCGATGATTATACTCGCACTGTTAATAGTGGTGTAGTTGGAGGTAAACTGTGATGGAAACATATGCACATCAAAGGAAGTGTCGTTTAGCAGATGTCATTTTAGATTATCTCGACGATGAAGAAGTTTCTGCACGTCGCTTGTATGAAGAACTGCTTGCCGAGACTTCCGAAATGATTGACTATCATCAACGCCATGCAAAAAAGTATGAAGAATTCAGAGAACTCATCCAAGGACACAGACTTATCGATTCCTTTGAATCTGATTGATGAATGGCAATCGTATCTCGATGCGTGTGAATCTTTGGACGTGACACCTAACAAGCGTCGCTTCCTCCGATACAATGAATTGTATCCGTATAAATAGACCTGTAGCAAATAGTGTGATTATTCGTGGGAACCCGTAAAATTTCTCAGTTAGATACAATCTCGGATGCTAACCTATCTGGAGAAGCAATTCTTCCAGTCGTTGTTTCCGACCCATTGATTCCTAACCGAAAGGCAAAAATCAATCAACTCTTTCGTGGAGTAACTCAGGGCACAAAAGCTGCTCCTGGACTTTGTTTTGACCTGGACCGAGACACGGGACTATACCAAGCAGCATACGATCAAATCGGTATTGCTTTTGGTGATGGTGGATTCTACATGACTAGAATCGACAATGGAAATGACAGTGCTTCACTGTATATGACCGCTGTTGATGACACTGCTGCAAACGTAGACGTTGTTCTTGCTCCTAAAGGAACAGGTGCTGTTAAGGTTACTGGTAACTTTGTTATCTCTGACCAAGCATTTATTCTGGAAGATGCACAGGGACCTAAGGCACGTTTTGAAGTTAGTAACGTTGGTACTGGCACAAATACTCGTATCTTTACATTCCCTGCTATTACATCTGGTAACGGCACCACTGTTGTTGGTGACGATACTACGCAGACTCTCAGGAACAAAACACTTCTTATTGATGAAGATAACTTAGTCATCACTGATGGTGATGAAGAAGCAATCTTCCAAATTAACTGGGCTACCACACAAGATGCACGTCGTTCTTACTTCTTGCCTGATGCAGGAACTGTAACTACAACTGCCGAACCTACTGCTACTGCTTCTACTTTACTTGATACTAAGGCAGAACAAACTGTTCTTAGTAAGACATTCGTCAACGTAAAATTAACTTCTAACGCAGAAACTGATACAAACTACGCGCAGTTCAATACTGATGCACTGGATGCGAATAGAACAATTACTATCCCCAACCAGAGTTTGACTCTTGTAGGTACTGAAGCAACACAAATTATCTCTAACAAAAGTGTAGAGGGTTTAATTCTTCAAGATCCTATCGATAACACGAAGAAAATTAACTTTACTGTTGCTAATCAAAATACTTTATCTAATGAAGCGTTTCAATTCCCAGAAACAAATACCCTAAATAACTCAGGTGCAACAAATACACTTGTAACCGCACTTGCGACGCAGACTCTCGCCTCTAAGACTCTCAGTAATCCTATTATTACTTCTCCGACTAATGCAGATGGTTCTGTCATCTTCTCTACGGAAGGTCTTACTGGTCCGAGAACCATCAGATTCCCTGATGCTAATGCGACCCTTCTCTCTACCGAGAACGTAACTCTAGATGACGTTACATTTGGTGCTGGTATCGGCGCTAACAACCTCACTGGTTTGACCAGACAACAACAATTCTTCTTTGCAGGACAATAATTAACAATGGCTAGGCAAGGTATTTTAGCAAAAGCAAAACCAAGCGCAGGAACTAATACGTTGCTGTATTCAGCACCTATTGATTCTTCTGCAAGCACGGTGCTTAACGTTACTGCTCAGGGCGGTAGTAACACAACTTTCGATGTTGCCCTAAAAAATTACGATCAAAAATTAGTGGTCGGTGCAAGTAATCACCTGTTGCATGAAGGTGATGTAATCACAGGTTATCGCTTCGCACTGAGCACTGCTATTCCTGCAACAGCGGGTTTAGCAGCATCGACACTATTAACATCATCTGATGGAGAGTCTACTGCTAGATTTGAATCATTCTATCTTCCAACATTTACTGAAATTGATGTTCGTGTTAGATCGATTCGTGCAATTACCTTAGAATCTGTAACTGGAGACTTTGCAATTGGCGAGACTGTTGTAAAAGGTAGTGGTGGTAATACTGCAACCGCTACTATCTACGCAGTTGCCCAAGGATCTGGTAGTACACTCATTTATGTTGGTCCTTCTACCCTTGCAGGAAGTGGATCAGAGTTTGCCGATGGTGATGCACTGACTGCATCTGGTGGTGCAACAGGAACAATTTCTAGTGGTGGTATTGCAACTGCTGCTAATGAGTTTACATTCCAACTATCTGGTGGCACAGAAAATCTTTATCTTGGCACCGATCTTACAGTATTCACTGATAGAACGTATCGTTTTGATGTTTCTGACTCTACTATGAGTGGTAGAGATTTCAAACTTTCAACAACAGTTAACGGTGAATATGGTCCTGATGGCGATTTCACCGATACTACTGATAATGGAGAAGAATATATAACTGGTAAAACAACCAACGGAACTGCTGGTTCTTCTGGTGCATATGTCCAGTTTGATTTTAGTCAAGATACCAGTTTGAACTCTAACTTATATGTTTATGATGGTGGAACAGGCACTGCTTCAAACTCTGATTTCGGTGGATCTGATCGGTATCTGACAACATCAAACAATTACGAGTATGATGAAATCTATGTGTATGATGTTGATGGCACATGGACAGATAACACTGATGGTTTTGAATTCAACGGAACTACTTACACTATAAGTTCTCAGACTTCTGCTCCATATGGTTATGTTCGTTCATATAGTGGCACCGACCTTTACGTTATTAAAGGTGTAGGTTCTGCCGATTTTGCAGGATCTGATACCTTCCAAGATAACCCCAAAGAAGGTGGTGGAACTCGTGGCACAGTAACTGTCAGCAGCGTTGCTGTTGCTGCTACAGCGTTTGAAACGCAGGAAGTAATTCGCAAAGATAATGCAATTACTGCTAATACTACAGAGGAAATCAAATCTTTAGTTATTGGTCCTGGTGAAAGACTTATTGTTGAAAACGCAGCAGCAGATTGTTCATTCGTATTGATTGGATTTGAAGATGCATCTACAGGATTCACTACTAGAACTTACTCTGCTACGGCTGTTGCTGGCGCAGCGTCTGGTGGTTGATCACCCTCATAAATAACTAAAAAAGCAGCGTAAGAAATGTCCCTTACTAGACTTAAGAATATTATTACGTCCAGAACTGGACGTATCATCTATGTCAACCCTGACGACTTCGATGCCTCTGATGCTATTGACAACAGAGGTAACTCTGCACTGAGACCGTTTAAGTCTATCCAGAGAGCATTTCTTGAAGTTGCAAGATTCTCCTATCGAGTAGGTCTGTCAAACGACGAATTTGACGCCTTCTCGATTATGCTGTACCCAGCAGAATATATTGTAGATAATCGTCCTGGTGAGGTTCTGTATACTAATACAGCACCTATTGATGCAAACTCAAACCTTGACTTAACTTCTCCTAATAATGTTCTTCATAAGTTCAATTCTGTAGAAGGAGGGATCATTGTTCCCAGAGGTTGTTCACTGGTTGGCACCGATCTTCGTCGTACCAAGGTTATTCCTAAGTACGTTCCTTATCCTACGATCTATGCTGCTAAGGGTATCAATACAGAAGATCAAGTACCTCCCCGCACCTCGATCTTCAGGGTTACTGGTGGAACATACTTCTGGCAGTTCTCCTTCTTCGATGGTGCTGAGGAAGGTGTATACTTCAAACCTGATAGCACAGAAACATTAGCACCTAAGTTTTCACATCACAGACTCACTTGCTTTGAGTTTGCTGATGGTCTTAATCCTCTTTCTAAATTAATCTCTGACGGCAGTGTTCCTAACGCAGATTATTCTGCTGTGCCTAACATCTTAGAAAGAACTGACCTAGAGATTTACTATCAAAAGGTATCTAAAGCATTCGCTACAATTCCTGATACATCTGGTGATCCCGCAACTGACCAGATTCAGGCAAGGGTCGAAGAAAACCGTATTGTTGGTCCTATTTCCGATGAGTACAGAGTCCTTCAGATCACAAGAAATGGTCAGACAGCAACGGCGGTCACTGTTGACGAGTTTGATAACCCCAGGGACCATGGATTTTCCGTTGGTGTTAACATTAACGTTAGTGGAGTTACTGGATCTACTGGACCGCAATCCGAACTTGATGCGTCAGTTTACAACGGATCTTTCACAGTCACATCCGCATCTGGTAACGTCTTTACTTACCAAATGCAATCTGAACCGACAGGTAACGCAGTCGGATCAAACATCACTGTAAAGACTGAGATTGATACTGTTGACTCTGCATCTCCATATGCGTTTAACCTGTCACTCCGCTCGGTGTGGGGTATGAATGGTATGAATGCTAATGGTAGCAAAGCAACTGGTTTCAAATCAATGGTTGTGGCTCAGTTTACTGGTCTGAGTCTTCAAAAAGATGATAGAGCGTTCGTAAGATATAATGCCTCTACTGGTAACTATGATGTAGCAACATCTGGTGACGGTGCTCACTTGGATGGTTTTGCTGAGTATCGTAAAGGTTGGGGGCATAGACACATTGTCTGCTCTAATGACTCGTTCATTCAGGCAGTTTCGGTGTTCGCTGTTGGATATGACACACACTTCACTGCTGAGAGTGGCGGTGACATGTCAATTACTAACTCTAACAGTAACTTCGGTAATACAGCTTTAAGATCTGCTGGTTTCAAGGCAAAGTCATTCTCTAAAGATAAGGCAGGCGCAGTCACTCATATCATTCCGCCTAAAGCATTGTCGGTTATTTCTACAACTGCAACGGGTACTTCTGGTGCATCATCGATTACTCTCGCTAACGATGGTTCGATCAATGGTGTCATTCAAGGTATGAATGTTACAGGATCTGGCATTGGCGTTGGTGCCACTGTTGGTTCTGTGAATACAAACACTAGAGTCGTCACGTTAACTGCTACAAATACTACTGCAATTAACGGTAACGTTATCTTTGGTGAAGAAACATCAGTTAACTGGGTAAACATTGACATACAAAGAACAAAAGTCATCAACCAATCTCTCGCAGGATCTGGAGGATCCCCTGGATCTAGACTCTATCTCTACGGATATACTGTTGAGGCATCACCTCCAACAAATAAAGTCCAAGGTTTCACCGTTGGTGCTCGTCAGGACGGCACGGGCGCTAGTGCTGTCGCGGACAAGATTAATTGCTTGCTTGTAGCAAATGGTGCAGCGACTGCTACAACACAATCTGCAACTATCTCACCATATGGACCTAGTGTTTCTGGTCTAAAAGCGGGTGTTGATGGTTCACCTCTTCAATTTGATAGTGCTACTTATACTATCAATGGTCAGGCAGGTAGTGTTGGTGGTTGGTATTTGTCTGTAACAGCAGATGCTGATCCTAATAGTGCTACTTACAATAGAATTTACAATACACTTACTACAAACAACGACTATAATAACGTAAACTTCACTCCTACTACATTCCTGAAGCGTATTGCTGACGGTAGAAACCTTCAGGATAGAACGTATCGTATTCGCCTGGTTATTGATAAGGATAAGACTAATCCTCTGCCTCGTGATCCCCTCTCTGGTTATGTAATGCAACCATTGAATAGTGATACGACATCATATAATCTGCAAAATACTTTCTACATCTACGATATTGAAGTTGTACAAGAGTTTGAGCGAGGTATTTCCGATGGAATCTACTACATTACCCTCCTTTATGCATCTGTTGCTCCTAGCACAAGTAACTTCAACAACAGGAAGTTCTCTCAAAACGTCAACGAAGTCTATCCTACGTTTGACAGAGACAACCCTGTTGCTGACCCTCTTGCTGCTGTATCCGTCGCTGACAACCAAACTATCGGTCTAGTAAATGCTACCGATGGTGCTACACCACCTGCAAAAGATCCTAAGTTGTCTATCACTAAGGAAGCAATTGTTAAGATGCTGACTGATACTGGATGGACACAACCAGGTACAACTCCTGGATATGAATCTGCAACTGCGAGACTATCTAATGTTGAATTGACTGCTCGTGCAGGCGATGAAGAAGAGAGGAAGATTAACATCCGTAATAATAATGATGGAACTGTCGCTCCAATCCCTGTTGAGTTTAGACGCCACTCGATTCTGAGATCTGGTAACCATACATTTGAATATCTTGGTTTCGGTCCTGGTAACTACTCAACTGCATTCCCGCAGACTCAGGTAGAAACTCTGAGTGCTGATCAGATTAAGTTCTCTCAGTCGATTAAAGAAGAAGCAGGTGTTGCTTTCTACTCTGGTCTTAACTCTAACGGTGACCTGTTTATTGGTAACCAGGTTATCAACCCTGTTACAGGTCAAATCACAAACGAAGATATTGCACAACTGAATGTTGTTGGTGAAGAGAACACAACTATTGAGACATTCTCTGAGTTGGTTCTTACTGACAAACTCACGGTTATCGGTGGTGCATCTAACCAGTTAGAATCTATCTTCGCTGGTCCTGTTACATTCCAAGGACAAACTACCTTCACAAATAACCTTTCTGCTAAGAAGATTTCGTACTTCAACCAGGATGGCACGGTCGTCAAGCAAACCTTATTGGCACCAGCAGATGCAAATGGACAACCCTCTTTTGCTAATATCACGGGATACACTACGCCCGCTGATGGTGATCTTGTTTATAACATTAATTGGACACCAGGCAAGTCGCTTGGTTGGATATACTACGGTGGAGCATGGAAAGAATTTGGTCTCACAGATACTGGTCAGATTAATATTGATACTTTCAATAACAATCAACACATTGGTCTTGGTGTTGCTCCTACGGCTGATTATCGCGTAAATGTAAACGGTAGTGCTAGAGTTGATGGTGACTTGATTGTCACTGGTCGTGGTGGTGTTGGTCCTGACAAATATGTCACCAAGACATATACAGGTGATGGAACAACCCTAACCTTTGCTATTACTACCTACACAGGTGTTCAGCATGTTGATGATTCTGTTCTGGTATTCCTGAACGGTGTTGCTCAAATTGCAGGAACAAATTATACTGTGGACTCTAATGGTGCAAACGTTGTATTCTCTTCTGGAGATGCACCTTTGGCATCGGATACAGTCCATATTGTCGAAATGCCTATCTAAATAGTAAGGAGGTTATATAGTCTGCCATGGCGATTTCAAGAATTAGTGGAAATCAGATTTCCACTTCAACCGAAGCAATTATCTCTACATTATCATTCCTGAATCAAACCAGTGTTTTGAGGATTCCTGCTGGAACTCAAGCAAATAGACCCACTGGTGTTTCTGTTGGAACAATTCGTTTCAATACAGATGTGGACGCTGCTGAGATTTACAAAGCAGATGATGGAACTGGCAATGCAGGTTGGTCGCCAATCTCTGGTGGTGGTCCTTCATTGGGTAGTGATAGTGTTATCAGAACGAACCCCAATACAATTTCAGAAAATATTACAGTTGGACCTAGTGCTGGAACAGAATTTGCAAATGGCATGAGTGCTGGTCCTATGACTATTGGCAATGGTTATACTATTACAATCGAATCTGGTGGTGCATGGAGTGTTAGATAATGGGTCGCGTAAATGTCGCAAATTTACAAGGCAATGCACCTGATTTCAGGGTAACTGTCGATAGTGGATCGACTCTGAATACGCAAGCAGATGTTCGTATTACAGGTCAGAGTTATCATCCTATTCCTACACCTCCTAGCAATGCATTTGCTAAAACGTTTAGTCCTTTGTATCCGTATACAGGTGTTAATAATACAGATGGAACATCTTTGTTAGCACCTTGGGGAAATAGTGCTGTACGATCAACAACTAGTGCTGATTCATCAGTAACAGATTCTCCTGTTGGTGGTGTGCCACTAAAAATGCAAATGGATGGAAGTAATGATCCTTATACTTCCACTTATAATAGTGCTACATGGAACGTTGTTGAGGCAAGAGCAGGAGAACAGTGGACGTTTAGTGTATATGTAAAATCAAATCAAAGTGGCGGCATCAATGCTCAGTTATTTTTATTTGAAGCAAGAGATAATGGAACATATAGTACTTATACAGAACAGGTATTCAATAATATTGGAACATCTTGGCAAAGAATTAGTATAACAAGAACATTTACTGAGAGTGATACAAGATTTCTACAAGTTCGTGTAGATGGTTCTGATAATGGAAACGCAAACTCTCATGTTCTTTGGTGGTCTGGACTTCAAGTAAATAGAGGACCACTGCAAGATTTTACTCCTGATTATAGAATTGATCAAACTAAATATGCCAGGCATGATCAGACTGGATATATTAGATTCAATACAACTGAGAAAAGAATTGAAGTAAAAGATACTAGTTTAGTATGGGATGATGCTGCTGGTGCTGCATCAGTAGGAGGAACTTTCCCTCTTGGATCTGTAGGACCAGGTGGTGGATTTACTGTTGGTGAAGGTGCGAATGATACTTCACATCAGGGATTTACTCACAATGGAATGCGATTATTGCATGAAGGATTGAGATATAATGATGGACAAGCGGGTGATGAAACACTAGGTGCAACAGGAAATACTAGACCATTTCTTGACTATATTTCATCTACAAGCGGTTCAGACTTTGCATTTCATACAGGACACACTAACCCTGGTAATGTTTCTTGGCCGCAGTATCTTGCGATTAATGTATCCGAACGAAGATATGGTCAAGTGTTAAATAGAATCAGATGGTATAAACATGCAAATGCCATTGGTAACTGCAATATTTGGGGAACCAATAGAGAAGTAAATCGAAATAATTTTACTGATACTGCTACTAATTGGACTTTCTTGGATCGTGTACACTTTGGTGGACAAGGTTCTGGTAGTGAAGGTGGTCAAAGATCTCAGAATTTCTCTAACACTAATGGTTATCGTTGGTATATGATTGAAATGGTTGATATTAATTCTTCTGCATTAGCATATCCCAATGTAGGCAGTAGAGGTGGATGGGCAATGTATGGAGTAACATTCGACAACACATAAAATGAGTAAACTAACTGTATCGGAATTAAATGGGATATCAACATCCCTAAATCAAGTTGATATCCCAGCAGGACATCAACTAAAAATTGATGGTAACTTAGCATTTGATCATACTGGAGCACATACACTCCCATCAGGAAATACAGCAGCAAGACCTGCATCTCCTCCTATGGGAGCAATGCGATTCAATACCGATATTAGTTCATTTGAAATTTATATTGGTAGTTGGGAAACTGTTGGTGGTGGTGGAAATGCTGCAAGCGCATTAGGAAGTTTTGGTAACCCTGCTCAAAATGGTATTGATCTAAAAGAAAATGGAGCAGCAGACGGATATTATTGGATTAGACCTCTTGGACACACTAATCCTAGATATTGTTATGTCGATAATACAAACTATGATGGTGGTTGGGTTTTAGTAAAGACAATCGGATCTAATACTACAAATCATTGGGATACATTTGAATCTAGTAATTTATATTCTGCCACTATTGATGGTCAGGCAGCAAGTTATGTTCCATATTCTGGCACTGGATATAGTACTACCGATGGTCGTCGTCATGATGATAATTTCATTAGAGATTTAGGATCATTTGCTAATGGTGGTGGTGAAACTATTAATATAAGAATTGCACAAAATGGCGCTGCACCTCTTGGTGGTCCATACGATACATATGCTGGTGGAACCAGTTCTAACTGGCGTTATGCATCGTTTATTCGTATGAATAACGGTATTCATTATTTCAGTTCATTAAATACTGGTGGAGATGGTCGCCAAGGTGATCGTCGTGAAGGCACATTTAGTGTCTCCCATGTTTATCCCTATAACTGGGAAAGACCTGGTGGTCATGATCATATTAGAGTGTATAATGATCAATATAAAGTATTTGATTATCACTCAAATCCATCAAACATTCAAACATCTCGTTATGGTGTAAATAGAGTCCTCTATGGTTATACTGGTGCCAACTCTGGTCGTGGTATCTATGGCGGATCAGCATCATTTACAGGCAGCAACAACACAAACCCAGGTTATTTCTTCATACGATGAGTACTATTAAGGTCAATAAAATAGAAGGAGCATCTGATTTTAATTTTCAGATTAATATGCCCGCAGCGGCACATCTGAACATTAGAGGATCATTTGCTATTGATGAGTCGTCTGGACTAAAACTCCCTGTAGGAACTACCGCCGAGAGACCTACAACTCCTGTTGCTGGAATGATTCGATTTAATTCGACTCTAGGTAATGTAGAGGGATATGATGGTGGTAGTTGGATAAACTTAATGACCCCTGAAGGTGCCGCAGCAGGCGGCGCGACTGCTGATGTTCCTAGAGAAGGATTACTTATATGGTTAGATGCCAATAATCCCGCATCCCTGAAAGAGAATTCAACAGATCAGGATGCGAATTATTGGTATGATATTTCTGGATCAAACTTTCACTTTAGTATTCCCACCGATAGATACGCTCAAGAGTCTATCAATGGATCTCCAGTGAAATATATGGACTTTTCATCAAATGGTGGTGGGTGTGCTAAGTTTTCACATGCTAACTTTATTGACACTCCTTGGTTTCCTCATGTATCAGTTGTATTCTTTATGAAATGGAGAACTAGTAATAGTCAGTGGAGAACACCTCTACGTTCTCGTGATGCTGATCACCATATCATTGTGCAAGACGGTACATATAACCTAGGCATGTATGATAATAATGGTGCAGGTTTCCAAGATACTGGATATGATATTAACAGTTTCCCTAACTGGGATACTAAGTTTAACATGTATACTTGGAGATTATCAAACTATACTTCTGGTCAGTATTCTCCTTGTTACCAGTGTTATTTTGCTGATGAGCAAAATGCTAGAGCAACAAATAATAGTGGAAACGCACAATTCAATAGAGGATTTCACTCTGTAGGTGCTTATCATAGTGGCGACAGAAATCCCCATAATTCATCTCAGAATGCTGGTGGTATTGGTGTGTTCATGTATTACAGTAGACATATTTCTCAGGCAGAAAGAGCGCAGATATATAACTACTACAAGGATACATACGATATCTGATAAATAATACGAAGGTACAAGACTAGGTATGTCCCAACTTAATGTAGATAGAGTAGTTTCTTTAAGTGGTGGTGGCGGAACGGCACAATTCCAACTGGAATCTAGTGGCAATTTTAACTTTGATTCGGGCACGCTGTATGTCGATAGTGCGAATAACGAAGTTGGTATTAATACTACAAATCCGCGATCAAACTTAGATATTGCTGGAACTGGCAGTGTTGTTGTTCCTGTTGGAACAACTGCACAACGCCCTGGATCACCTGTAGAGGGTATGTTCCGATATAATTCAGAAGAACGACAGTTTGAGGGATATTCCTTAAATAGTGGAACTAATCAGGTTGAATGGGGTGCTATTGCTGGCGCTGGTGGAGGAACACCTCAACAATCTTCAGATAGATTTAGCACTGACTATTCTGTTGGCGCTGTTCTTAAATCTGACGGAACTGAAGCATATTGGTCTTTTGAAGGTGTCCTAAGTGATTGGGGCATGGCAAGAATTTGGACTCATGGATATGTTGGTGGTGGGTATCAAAGTGGTTCGCCATGGAGAAACGTGAATAGAACTGTTCATGCTACAGATACATCAACAAACTTAGGTGATACTCTCGATAGATCTGGTGCTTATATGGCAGGATCTTTCCATGATACTAGACACTTCTTTCACTCTATGGAGAACACTTATAGAGGTTCTTCTAACTATACGTCTGGTTTCAGTATGACCTCTGAATCTGGTATCACCCACCAGAACTCTTGGGATATGACTGTAAACCGTGCATCAATGGGTTCATTCCAAGACTACATTCATGCAGGCGGTTATTCTTATCTACAGGGTGGTGGTAACTCTAGAACTGATGCATTTAATCTCTCTACAGAGGTTATGAGAACGTCTGGATTCCCTCCTAACCATGGTGATGGTGGTGATGACCCCACATGGGGTGGTAACTCTAGAACAAAAGGATGGTATAAGCGTTCTGGCACACGTCAAGCAATGACTTGGAAGACTGAATCTTGGGTCAGTTGGAACCATGGACCTGGTGGTGATGGATGGAAGAAAATTCTTGGTACTATGTTAGGTCACATGTATGTTGGAACTGGTAACAATAACCAGAATGGTAATCAAAAGTGTGATGATACATCAGGTATTCAGGTTAGAGGTATTGACTTTGGTAGAATGGGTGAGGAAAACTTTGAAATTGGAATGAGGAAAGGTTATTGCTTGGGTAACTATAATGGTGCTCAGAATAATAATACATTCAAGGTGAACTATCAAACTGATGGTGTTACTAACCTTGGTGGATCTTCACCTCCGTCTGGTCATGGTGGCATGAGTTCCGCTCACTGCTCCTCTGCATCTGCTGTATCGGGTGTTAACCCCGATGGTTCTCAGTCATACAATTACGGCACAACTATTCCTAACTTCTGATGGCAACTACTAATCCCGATATTATCGTTCTCGATGAAGAGAAATGGTCTCAGATTAAAGTCTGGGGTAGAAGAATTGGTGACTTCTTAGGTTTAGAAGTCTATGAATTGGAAGATCAATATTTTGATTACATTCCTCAATACATCAATTATCTTAGATTTGATTACAAGACTGGCACCTTTGGTCATAAGTACTGGGGTGAATTCAGATCAGAAAGATCTGAGTATGGTGAGAATGAAGAAGGAACTACACAGAAAGATAAAGTATCAGTTGATTCTACTCTTCAGCAGAAATATACACTACCTTTCATGAAGCAAGTAATTGCATTGGCAGTGCAAGAAGTATTTGAAAAAAGATATCAATCACTTCGTGCTACATATAGTAGTCTTGAAGATGCAACGTGGGGAGACCAACTTGCAGAATCTCAAGCATATTTGGCAGACAGTGATCACGAAACTAAGTTAATTCATAGGTTAGCAGAACTTCGTGGGTTGACAACTGAACAGTTTGCTGGTAAAGTTGTTGAGAAGCAGGGTGAGTGGAAAGAAAAACTTTTTGATCTCGCTGTTGCAGAACAAACGTTGATTGTTAAATTGAAAGCAATCACAAATGTCGCTGATGTCAATGTATTCCTAGAAGATTACTTCGGAATATCAATGTCAAATCAACAATGTCTAAATTACGGTAGGTGTATTGAAAATGAAGACGGACTCATCGTCAGAAAAGAACCTTTTAAGTACGGAATTAGATTCTGAGAGACTGCCTTTATCTAAAACAATCGAAGACCTAGAGAGCATTGATCCCTGGGTCTTATCTGATTTTGATGAAGGACTGGTCGGGTGGAGTGATTCTCAATTCTTTGGTCAAACTGATTATCAAAATAAGTATTTTGTTGTCAACTCACAGGTAACACCTTGGCGTCAAATGCGTCAAGCAATTATGGAGATCCAGACGCGATTAAATGCTCTCCAGAAAGTAACCATTTCATATAAGCGAACACTTAACGATATCGCTAGAATTCGTCATGAAATGGAGACTGAGGAAGATCCATATTTCAAGCAAGATAAAGAATATGAAATCGAGATTTTGCTTCTCGATAAACAAGTATGGCATAACAAACTGCGTCAGTGTAAGAGAGAGATTGAAGGTCTGTTGCGTATCATCAAAGAGCGCACGGGAGAGAATGTTGATCTCGAAGATCTGGAGACACTCAAGGCAACCATCCTCGCAAAAGAAAATGAGGAAGGTGAAGAGATTAAGTATTGGATTGCTCGTTTAGCAAAACAATGCTCCATCGATCTTCTCACCACTGGTAGGATTCAAGCAGGCAATCTAGATAGTATGCTTATGATGAGTCCTGAAGATCAAGCAGCAGTGACTGATCTGGCAATGACATATTCTACTGCTATGAATATCAATGTTGGTAAGATTAAAGCAGCAGCAGAAGATAAAGTAGAGAATATGTTAAAAGGTCAAGGACCTCAAATGTTTGACACCGCAGGAGTATTGACAGATTATGCAAACAACAATGTTGAAGACCGCTATCTTCAGTCTTCCGATAAATCCGAAACTTGATCTTGATTATATTGAGGAAGGTTTAATCCCCTTCCTTTTGCAACATCAACATCTAATTTACGATCTATATTTCACCTCTAGGATGCCACCATTCACGCAAGATGCGATGGGTGATGTGTTTCGTACAGAGACAGATGCACAGCAAGTTGCTATCAATGCTCTAGTAATTGGTGAGAAGACTGGTATTCCTCTGTCTGCCACTTTCAATAACATCTGGGTGCGTCCAGATCAAAAGAACTTAGATGAGTTTATTAAGAACTTTAGGTTCTTGTATGATGCTGGTGTTAGGACTGCAACTATTCCTCACACATCATGGGTGATGACAGGACAAATCCAAAAGGAATATCCTGAACTAAAGATCAAGAACACTATTCTTCGTGAGGTAGTCAAACCTAACGAGATTGTCACTCTTGCTAGTGCTGGATTCAATTATATTAATCTGGATCGTGATATTATGCGAGACAGAGAGGCATTGGATCGTATCAAACAAGTGAAAGAATATTGTGCAGAGAAGGGAACTCCTATAGAGTTGTCATTACTTGCCAATGAACATTGTTGGGGTGGTTGTCCTATCATGCCCGAACATTATCAGTACAACAGCACACGACAAGGAACAGAACCGCAATACTTCAATAGTGAAATCAGTCGCATTTCATGTTCACGATGGGACGCAGTTGATCCTGCACATGAACTTAAGGTTGCCAATCTTCCTCCATGGAAGAGTGATTGGAAAGAGTTCTTAGATGTTATTGATGTGTTCAAACTGCATGGCAGAGAAGATACTATGCGACTATTAGAGTCCATGGATCTTATTAAGCGATGGGATGATCCCACATGTAGTTTAATGTATCCTGAGTTTAAGGACTATATGCAGGATGTTGATATGCCTGATGCTCCTATCAACAAATGGCGTGAAAAGATCAAGATATGTAAGTTTGACTGTTGGGATTGCAACTATTGCGAAACCGTGGTAGAATTCCGACTGAAGAAACAAAAACGTGAAATGAATCCTCTGGTAGATAGAGTCATCCGCGCCATTGACAATGCTGTGGACGATAACTCCAACTTCAAACCCGATGGATATAATGTTCTTGGTCTATCTTCCAACAAAGTTAGACATTTCTTGAACAATCTATGTTCGGAGCGTGGTACAATCTATGCAGATGTTGGTTGTTACACAGGCAGCACATTGTTTGCTGCATTGATGGGTAATGAGTCAGTAAAAGCATATGCTATTGATGACTTCTCTGAAGGATGTATTCGCCCTAAAAATAAGAATCTATTCGACAAATATACTGTTGATAATCCTATCGATGAGTTCATTCAGAACGCTGAGAAGTATTTTAATACAGATTGTTCGGTTGGTTTCTGTGTTAAACCTATCTTACAGATGGAGTTTAATCCTGAGTTCAAACCTAATGTTATCTTCTATGATGCAGAGATTGAAGACAATATGATTCCCAACTTGGAACATATTCACAATCAAGCAGCGGATTCATATATTCTGGTTGTTGATGATGCAAACTTCAATGGTGCTGTTGATAATGCAAAAGAATTCTTGAAGGGTAAAGATGTTGTTTATGACAGAATTATCAGGACAGAGATTGTAGAAGATGAGAAGGATTGGTGGAACGGTTTGTATATCGCAGTCATTGAAAAATGATCAACGTTATTGATAATTACTTACCTGAACAGACGCATCATAACATCCGTAATCAGATGTTAGCATTTAACTTCCCTTGGTTTAGTTCAAAGATTGTCAATGATAGTCCTCAGAACTACAAGAGAAATGTTCAAATGATTCATATGTTTTACACGAATCATGCACCACAGACAGATCACTTAGAGATCATTTATCCTTTACTTGATAAGATTCAACCCCTGTCGATTATAAAAATCAAAGCAAACTTTATGACAGGTACGGATCGTATCATTGAACATGGATTGCATAATGATATTACAGAGGCAGAAGATCGCCCCTATATTAAAACAGCGATCTATTATCTGAACACCTGTGATGGTTACACAATGTTTGAAGATGGCACTAAAGTAGAGAGTGTCGGCAATAGATTTGTAGAGTTTCCTAACTCAATGAGACACACAGGGACATCTACAACTGATGAATACCGTATAGTTTTGAATCTAAATTATGTTTAAGCGTTATCTTAAATTTGTTGCTAGGATCCCTGAGCGACATTATTGGCCCTTGTTTATCATTTTGTCGCTCTATTTTGTAGTTCCATACAGTGAGTTTGTAGTCACACTTGGTGCCCTTGGTTACTTCAAGTTTGAGAAATCCTACCGTAAGTTTTTTGCAAAGGTAATCTCTCCTCTGCCTGATGTTATCAAGTATGGTGGATCAGTTATCTTCTTTCTCGTAATGTTGGACGATACTATCTTTTATGCTGCTATTATCCTTGCTGCACTATGGTCTAATAGAGAAGCAAAGAAGATAAATAAGAGTGAAGAGTAAGCATATTTCATGTCAGAATTAAATGTAGGATCTGTCAATTGTACTCATGTCAATGCGACAGGTGATGTTGACATCGGTGGTAAAGCAGAGTTACCTCAATATACTACAGCAAACTTACCGTCAAGTTCTCCTACTGGAACTCTAGCATTTGATACTACAGAAGGTAAGGTCAAAGTATATGATGGTAGTGCATGGGTATTAACTGCTGCTAGTGATGATAAACAATATCGTATTCAGTGCTGGGGCGCTGGTGGTGGCGGTGGAACTAGTGGTGGATGGAGTTATGGTGCTGAAGGTGGTGGTGGTGGATATGTTGAAGCAAAAGTTAAAGGATTAGCATCAGGAACTGCCTTAATCATTCGTGTTGGTGAAGGTGGATTAGTTAATGGCACTCGTATGTCATATGGTGGTGGCGGTGAAGCAAACCGTGCTGGTGGTGATAATAGATATGGTTCAAATGGTGGTGGTGCAACTGCTGTATTCTTTTCATCTGTTTCACATGATAACGTCCTAATCATCGCTGGCGGTGGTGGTGGAGGTGGATCATCTAGAGCACAGGAAGGTAACTTTGGCGGCGCTGGTGGTGGTCCTACTGGTCAAGATGGTTTTTCTGCTTATGATAGTAAAATCCAATATCGTGGTAGAGGTGGATCTGGAACTGAAGGTGGAAGAAATAATCAGCAGGGATCTTCATACTCTGCAAGAGCATTAGAGGGCGGATCTGCTGCTTCTAATGGTTATGGTGGTGCAGGTGGTGGAGGATATTATGGTGGCAGTGCTGGAGGTTACTCTGAACAGCACACAATGGCAGGCGGTGGAGGTGGATCAGGATACGCAGATCCTGCTTATTGTTTTGATGTAAAGAATTATCGTGGTGAGTATCGTATGCCAGCAGGTGCAGGGGAAGAAGGTTACCCAGGCGGCACAGTTTCATATGGTGGCAATGCTAACGCAAGTGCAGGTGGTCATGGATATTGTAGGATCACAGATGCAGACGGAAACGTTACTACCTACACATATACAGGATCGGACACTAATATTACAGTCCCATAAGTGGCACAGGGGGTATACAACCCCCTTTTTTTGTGATATGATACTGGGGTATTCAACGGAGAACCATGCCTCAATTCACTCTCATCTGTACTGATGAGGATTCTACTGTTACAACTAAAGAATTTGAAGCAACCTTGCTCCCTGAAGTAGTAGAGAAGACACAAGACTTCTTGAAGGGTGTAGGTTATTGCTTTGAAGAATTGCATACTCAAGTGTATCCTATCCCAGAAGATACCAACGGTAAGGATGATTATGCGTCCATTTATCGCGACATCGACTGAGATATATAACACTGTAGTTTACTATTCGTTCACGTTTCAAACTCATGGGCAAGACTTATCGACGGGGTGGAAACGAGGGAGGATACTATTCCTTCGGCAAATCCATTCGTGACAAGCGTTCAAAAGGTGGCACCAATCGTTCAAACTGGGGAGACAACTATGACGAAAACTTCTCAACCAAAGGATCAAAGAAAGGTCGAAAAAACATCGACACAGACTATGATAACGATGGGTGGCAATGATTATGAAATAGAAAAAGAATATGAAGAACTAGAGTTTGATGACTATTCTGAGGTAGACTACGACCTCGATTACACTCACTCAGTATAAGCATGGATGGAGAATCTCAACACGAAAAATTTAATAGAGGACTAGATCTTTTCATGGAATCGGTTCACAAACCCGATCATGAATTGCGTCAATGTGCTCACAATCAAAAATGTTACCATGAACTCATGTACATCAGGAGTTATGTGCTTGACTATCTCAAAACTCTAAGGAGATAATCAATGCTATTTCACTCCGCAATCCTTGACTCTGATGAGAAAATGATCTTAAAAGATGCATTGTTTCTTTATGTCTCTGACTTGCAGAAACGATATTATAGGGATAAAATGATCCCTGAATCTTCATACCTTGCCAAAATGAAAGAGGTTGAAGGTATTGTTGACAAATTACATTTGACTGACCTTTATCGATGACTATTCAAGTTTTCAATCCTAAGTGGTATTTCCAATCTCGATTAGGACCTAGGTCACAATTAATTGTTGATGAATTGTTTCGTGAGTATATCGCAAACGAAAATAACTTTCATCAACCTGAGGATTGGAATTGTATTGTGCAGACATCTTGGTCTAACAAACCTGATGATTCTGCTCCTTATGGTGAGTGGTTGGATGTAATTCGTCCAATCTTTGATAAGTTTATCGAAGAAGTTGGAGCAAAAACTGACATTGAAATCCTGCCAATGAACGCATGGGTTAACAAGTATAACCCAGGTGATTCACAGGAAACACATGATCACTGTGATCCAACAAATAATCTGAGTATGGTATACTTTCATACTGTAAATGATGATGATGGATGTGTATTTAAGTTTGTAAATACTGAGCATGGTCATCTTACATCACAGGGATTGAATGTATTACAAACACCCAGTCAACCAATGACTGTGCCCGATGTAAAACAAGGTGATGTTATCATTTTTCCATCACATTATTTGCACTTAGTATCACCTCATCGCGGCACTAAAACTAGAATTACAATTAGTGCAAACTTCAACCTTGTGCCAGCACAAAAACCTGCACAAGATGCTGGACAGAAAGACTAACCCCGTGTATATTAACAATGTCATCACTAAAGAAACTAACGAAACAAATCAACCATTGCTTAAAGCATCCTGAGAACTATACTGAGGATGAGATTCACACATTGAAAAAGAAAAGGCGTCAATTTCTTGATGTTGAACGCCGTGCAAACATTGAACAACGTGGAGGTTTTGGACAGTATGTACAATGAAGAATTTGACATCGAATGGGATGAACATGACATGGTTCAAGCACCTGAAGATGATTGGATTGCATCCGTATTGGGTGAAGAATCAGAGGTAATCGATGGCATCTCGTGTTAAGTTAGTTGCGAAAAGTCGCATGGCAAACAAGATCTTCATCTATGATATGAGACGTGATCCTTATGCCTATGTGACTGATCGCAAAGATAAATGGCATTTATACCATCCCAATAGTGGGATGCAATTATGGATTCACCCTAAAAATGACCCTGACTGGGAGATTAAATCATGAGCAAAGATCGCTGGCGTGTATCATGGAAGCGGCAAAAGAAAGTCAATGGATTTACATCAACACAATCAGTTGTTGTCTATGGCATTGACAATGTTGAGCATGTAATTAAAACAATGGTGCCCACAGATGAATGGGATGTGACACCTGCATAACTGACACAGACTCCTTGACAGGGGTCTTTTTTTATGCAATACTATATTCATAGTCAAGCGATCACATGCATCTTCGTCCTCATCAGCAACGCGCATTTGCAGCAATGCAGAACAACAACGCTGGTCAGATTATTGTTCCCACTGGTGGTGGCAAGACCTATATCATGATCGCTGATGCTTACAAACATCTGCGTGATTGTGGTCCCCAAACTATTGTTGTAGTTGCTCCGCGTATCCTTCTCGCTAATCAACTTTGCGAAGAATTTATGGAGCACATTCATCATCGTGATGTGCATGTTTGTCATGCTCACAGTGGTGAAACGCATTACTTCAGTAGCACCAAACCCGAAAAGATCGCTCTGTTCAACAACACTGCGCGAGCAGCAGGTGAGAACTGCATTATATTTACAACCTACCATTCTCTGCACCGCGTTGTAGATAGTGGCATCGATATCAACACCATTTATTTTGATGAAGCACACAATGGCACCGCAAAAAGTTTCTTCCGTAGCGTCTTTGCTACTGCTCAGTAT